ACTGGATTTGTTGATACGGGTTCTTATGCATTCAATGCGTTGTTATCTGGTTCTCTTTATGGTGGTATTCCAAACAATAAGATTATGGCACTTGCGGGCGAATCAGCAACAGGAAAGACTTACTTCGCACTTGGGGTGGGTAAGAAATTTTTGGATGACAACCCAGAAGGCGTTATCCTTTACTTTGACACAGAGCAAGCAGTGACGAGTGATATGATTCGTGAACGAGGAATGGACCCGTCAAGAGTTGCAATCTTCCCTGTTGCAACAGTAGAAAATTTCCGTCACCAAGCAATTAGTATTGTTGATAAATATATTGAGAACAAAGATAAGAAACCCGTGATGGTGGTTCTTGATTCTTTAGGAATGCTTTCTACAGAAAAAGAGATGACAGACACCGCAGACGGTAAATTAACCCGTGATATGACAAGGGCTCAAGTCATCAAAGCAACATTTAGAGTTCTCACATTGAAGTTGGGCAAAGCAGGTATCCCGTTGATTATGACAAATCACACATATACAGTAGTGGGTGCATATGTTCCTATGAAAGAAATGGGTGGTGGTTCTGGTTTGAAGTATGCCGCATCTACAATTGTTTATCTTACAAAAAAGAAAGACAAAGACGGTACAGATATTGTTGGTGGTATCATCAAATGTAAACTTTATAAAGGCAGATTTACCAAAGAAAACAAAGAAGTTGAAGTGCAGTTGAATTATGATACTGGACTGAATCTTTATTATGGTCTTGTTCCAATTGCAATCAAGTATGGTATATTCAAAAAAGTTTCTACCCGGATTGAATTGCCTGATGGTAAAACTGCATTTGAAAAATCTATCAATAACGAACCGGAAAAGTATTTTACCGAAGATGTAATGAAACAACTTGAAGAAGCAGTTGCAAAAGAATTCAAGTATGGTAACATAGAACAGGAGAATGAAAATGGCGAATGATGTAACCAATTATATCACAATCGAAGGCAATGAAGCAGCACAACTAGAATTTGCAAGACTTTCTGGTGCAATCAATATAAATAAGCACGAAAACTTGGAGGTTGCTGATGTTTTATGGAACGGTGATTTTGACAATCATATCAATTGGACAATAGATAATATTGGAGCAAAATGGTGTGTGGTTGAAGAAGTATATGAAGATTATTGGATTCTAACTTCTGCATGGCACAAAGTTGACGGTATTCAGGATAAACTTTATGAACACCTTTCAAAATTCGATGAGGATATTCTTGTGCGAATGTTTTATGAAGACGAAAATCCAGATTTTACAGGAATTCGTATTCGTTATCGTGATGAATATATTGATGAGTGTGAAGAAGATGGTCTTTATGAAGAACTCGAACAAGTGGCTGAGGAAGCAGGAGAAGGTGTTTGGGAAGATGCATTCCGAGAACGACTTGAAGAAATTCACGAAACGATAGAACAAGTTATTGATGAAGAAATTTCATATTTGAGAGATGAGGAAACTGTAAGTGACTAATTACAAATTTGATGATAAGGGAGAACAGCCTGTCCCCATTATCATAACGGAAGGAAAATACGAAGGGATCAAAATTCAATATGGCAAAGCATCTTTTGTTGAAGATGAAGATAATTTGCGTTTGGTTTTTGATTATACTCTTTTGGAAAACCCGGATGATATAGAGGAAACACAAGAATTTGTTGATGAGATTGGCAAAATTTTGTCAGACATTATAGAAAATGAAATGAAGGAAGAAGACTTTCTTATTGGACCACCAAAATGAAAACGGTAGAAGAGATTATATTACAAAATCTAATATACAACGAAGAGTTTGCCAGAAAAAGCATACCATTTTTACAGGAAGAGTATTTTCACGACAAGATTGAAAAACTCATCTTTATTTCTATCAAAGATTTCGTGGTAAAGTATAAGAATCTTCCTACAAAGGAAGCATTGTTGATAATTCTTGACAAAAACAAAACCCTCACAGAAGATGAATATAAGAAAACATCAGGTGTTATAGATTCTCTTTCTCCCAATGATGCAGATGCAGATTGGTTAGTTGCAGAAACAGAAAAATTTTGTAAAGACAAAGCCGTTTACAACGCTATTATGGAATCTATTCATATCATTGACGGAAAATCAGAAACCAAAAACGACACAGCAATCCCTCATATTTTGTCTAATGCCCTTGCCGTTTCTTTCGACACACATATAGGACACGATTACATAGAAGATTCGGATGAACGATATAAATTTTATCATCAAAAAGAGAAACGAATTCCTTTTGATTTAGAATTTCTAAACGACATCACATCGGGAGGAACACCAAGCAAAACACTCAATATAGTTATTGCTGGAACAGCAGTTGGGAAATCCGCATTTCTGTGCCATCATGCTGCATCTTGTTTGGGTGCAAATTATAATGTTCTCTATATCACTTGTGAGATGGCGGAAGAAAAAATAGCCGAACGAATTGATGCTAATTTGATGGACATCACATTAGATACATTGAAAGATTTGACCAAACCAATTTATGATAAGAAGATACAAGGAATTTCTACAAAGATGACGGGTAAACTGATTATCAAAGAATATCCTACCGCATCAGCAAATGCAAATCATTTTAGGTCGTTGCTTGATGAGTTACAGATGAAAAAGAAATTCAAGCCAGACATTATATTTATTGATTATCTCAATATTTGTGCCTCTTCTAGAATCAAAGGTGGTACGAATATCAATACATATCAATTAGTAAAGTCAATTGCAGAAGAACTTCGGGGACTTGCTGTAGAAAGAGATGTTCCGATTTGGTCTGCAACACAAGTAAACAGAGCAGGATTCAACAACTCTGATTTTGGGCTTGAAGATACATCAGAAAGTTTTGGACTTCCTGCAACTTGCGATTTTATGATTGCATTGATTTCTACGGAAGAATTAGAGGAAAAAGGACAGATATTGGTAAAGCAATTGAAGAACAGATATAATGATACCTTTACGAATAGAAAATTCATACTAAACATCAATCGTGCAAAAATGAAATTCTCAGATTCTCCAAAACTGGAACAAATAGGATTGGTTGAATCTAACCAAACAGAAGAACTAAAACCAGCCACAAGATTTGACGGAAAAGAATTCGATGAGGATTTTCAGAGTGTAAAAAAGTTTACTGACTGGAAAATCTAATGAGTGCTTTTGTTGATAAAAAGTTTATAAATCTGATATCTTCTCAATTAGAAAAGTTCAAATGGAAGAAAGAAGACTTAGCAAATTGTAGGTGTAGAATCTGTGGGGATTCTACAAAAAATAAGACAAAAGCAAGAGGATATTTTTATCAGAAATCTAACAGTTTCTTTTACAAATGTCACAATTGCGGGGTAGGGATGAATCTATATAATTTTCTAAAAGAAGTTTCTCCTTCGTTATGTAAGGAGTATTCTTTAGAGAAGTATAGAAACGAAGATAAGTTACCAAAGAAGGAAGAAGAAGTGTTCAAATTCAAAGAAGCAAAACCAAAATTCAAAAAGAAAGATAAGTTGCTTGATGACTTGATTTGTCTAAACGATTTACCAGATAAGCATAAGGCAAGACAATTTGCAGATATGCGAATCATTCCAAAAGAATATTGGAAGTTGTTGTATTATACTGATGACTTCGCAACATTTGCAAGCAAGTTAGACAAAGATTGCAACCTTTTCGCGGAAGAAGAAAGATTAGTAATTCCGTTTTTCAACAGTCATGGTGATGTTGTTGCTGTTCAAGGCAGGGCATTGAGTATGTCTGGTGAGGTAGATGCTCGAAACACACTCAAATATATTACGGTGAAGCACGATAAAAGTATAGATCGGTTATGGTATGGATTGTGGAGAGCAAATCCCAAGAAACGAGTATATGTTGTTGAAGGACCAATTGATTCTCTATTTTTGAAAAATTCAGTTGCTATGGTAGGTGCTGGTGCGTTGAAGGAAATTCCGAAGAGACTAGAAAATACTCCTATGACCTACATTTTGGATAATGAATCTCGAAACCTACAAATTTGTGCATACATCGAAAAACTAATTGAGTTGGGGAGAGATGTTTGTATTTGGCCAGATATTATTACAGAGAAAGACATCAACGATTTAGCCTATAAGATGTCAACTCGAAAAATACAAAAAATGATAGATGAAAATACATTCAACGGGCTTGAAGCAACATTACGATTTCGTGAATGGAGAAAAGTATGAAAATAGAAGTATTAGATAAAGGTCATGTAGAATATATTGATCATATGGGAGATGATCGAACTGTTGCAAATTCTGCAAGAGTTAGTTTTGCTTCCCATAAAGATTCGTTTGACGAGAAAGACGAAAAACTCATAAATTATCTTGCGGAACATAATCACTGGACTCCCTTTGCACACCCACAGATTACATTGAGGGTAAAAGCACCCATTCCAATTCGCACACAGTTTTTCAAAAGTAAGGTTGGCCTTGTTGAAAACGAAATTTCACGCAGATATGTTTCAATTGAACCAGAATTTTATTATCCGAAATGGAGGTCTAAACCAGATAAATCTAAGAAACAAGGAAGTGGTGATTTCATAGATTCGATTGAGGAAGGCGGAGAAACTTCTGGTGGTATTTCATATCATCCCTTGTATCGGGATTACGAAGCACATATGAAAGCATCAATCAAACTTTATGAAGATTTGATTACAATGGGAGTTGCACCAGAGCAAGCAAGATTTGCACTTCCGCAAGGCATGTTTACAGAATGGTATTGGACGGGGAGTTTGTCTGCATACGCAAGAGTGTATAAACAACGAAGTCATCCTCACTCCCAATGGGAAACAAGACAATACGCCAAAGCAATTTCAGAAATTATCGAACCATTATTTCCGGTTTCTTGGAAAGCACTAACAAACTAACATAGATATTATAAACACAAACGGGAATATAGATCATGGAATACATTAGTGATATCTTACCGGAAGAATTCCTCAAGCCATATATGTCCAAGAAACCAAAATGGGGATATAACGGGCTTGGGGAAATTGTATATAAGAGGACTTACAGCAGAATCAAAGAGGACGGGACCAACGAAGAATGGTGGGAGACTGTTGCACGATGTATCAATGGCGCACAAAAGATTGGTGCAGATTATACAACCAAAGAAGCACAGCAACTCTATGATTATATTTTCAATCTCAAATGTAACTTTGCAGGGAGAATGCTTTGGCAATTAGGAACTTCTACAGTAGATAGATTTGGAGCGAATTCTTTACTCAATTGCTGGGGAGTATGCATCCGTGACATTGATGACTTCTGTTTCATCTTTGAAAATCTGATGCTTGGTGGTGGTGTAGGGTTCTCCATTCGAAAAGAAGATGTCCACGATTTACCAAGAGTAAAAGAAGATGTTACTGTAACACACAAAAAAACAAATGATGCAGATTTTATAGTCCCAGATACCCGCGAGGGTTGGGTAAAACTTCTCAAGAAAGTTCTCAAGTCTTTTTTCTATACTGGCGAGTCCTTTACATATTCTACTATTTTGGTTCGTTCTGGCGGAGAGCCAATCCGGGGATTTGGTGGGAAAGCAAGTGGACCGGGAATATTGATTGAGGGAATAGAAAAGATTTGTAATGTAATAAAAGAGCGAGAAAGTAAAAAATTACGGTCCATTGATGTTTTAGATATTTGTAATATTATCGGGTCTGTCGTTGTGGCAGGAAATGTTCGTAGGTCTGCTGAAATTGCAGTGGGTGATCCAGATGATTATTTATTCCTTCGTGCCAAACGATGGGATTTGGGCAATGTTCCAAACTGGCGAGCAATGTCAAATAATACAATATATGCAGATTCTTATGACCATATTAGTGATGCAGTATGGAAAGGTTATGATGGTTCAGGAGAACCTTATGGATTTTTCAATCTTCCCCTTGCACAAAAGTACGGACGGTTACAGGACAAGAGTAAAGACAAATGCGAAATTGTCAATCCGTGTGCAGAAATTTTATTAGAATCTCATGAATGCTGTAATCTCTCAGAGATTTATTTGAACAACATAGAAACAAAAACAGAACTAAAGAAATGTGCAAAACTTCTTTATAAGGCACAAAAAGCCATTTGTGCATTGCCATTCATTCATAAGAAAACAGAAGATGTGGTGCATAAAAATATGAGAATCGGAGTGGGAGTAACTGGTATTTGTCAGTCATTAGATAAAATTGATTGGTTGGATGGTTGTTATAATGCACTAAAAGAATATGATGAAGAATGGTCAGAGAAAAAAGGATATCCCGCAAGTATTAGATTGACAACAGTAAAACCATCAGGAACTTTATCGTTATTGTCTGGTAGTACGCCTGGTGTTCATCCTGCATATGCAAATTACTTTATTCGGAGAGTGAGAATGTCAAGTGATGACGCACTTGTAGATATTTGCAGAGATGCTAATTATCCTATTGAATATGTGAAGCGATTCGACGGAACGGAAGATCACAGCACAGTTGTAATTGAATTTCCTTGTCATATAAACGGAAGAACTATTCTTGCAAAAGATATGACTGCTATTCGGCAATTAGAATTAGTCAAAGAGTTACAAACAAAATGGTCCGACAATTCTGTGTCTGTTACGGTGTATTATAAATTGGAAGAACTTGATGAAATCAAGGAATGGATGGAAAAAAATTATGCCAGTTCATTGAAAACTGTAAGTTTTCTCCTTCATTCAGATCATGGCTTTGAACAAGCACCATATGAAGAAATTACACAAGAAGAGTATGAGAGAAGAGTGGCTAAATTGAAGCCAATTGAGAATGTTGAAAGTGGCGAAGTGTTGAAAGAATTGGAATGTGTTAGTGGCTCTTGCCCAATAAGATAACAAAATCTTCCATGCCCTCTTGACTTGGCTCCTATATGAAGTATAATATTCATAATAAAGGAATCAATTATAATGAGTAATGAACTAATAGCATTTTTGTTGGGTTGCGAGATCGGCGGACTAAGTTTTTATTTTTTGATCTTGTTTATCGAATATCTGGGAGAAAGAAAGTATCGTAGGGAAAAATAGAGCAATGAATAATAAAAAATTATACAAAGGCATTCATATAGGACATAGTGATGAATGGAAAGATAAAAAAGAAAAAGAAAAATTTTTCTGGAAATGGGGTTGGGGAATTATAGGCGTAGTCTGCGTTCTTGGGGTCTATTCGTGGTATATGGCTCTCAGCGGAAACTGGTAAAATAAAATTCAAAGTTTTTCTTGACACCCCCCTTTGTAGCACTACAATGGGGGGTCAATTCGTTGTTGGAAACAATGAAGTCTCTATATAAGAGACAAACAAATTTGGAACCGGAGTTGGTTCCACGGTGCATTCCGCACCACCCCTTTAGCCAGGGATAACATTTTCTATAAGGAGAAAAAATATGGCTAATTCAAATGGTAGCAGTCTTGGAACCGATGTCGTAACGAACACTATTGGTCGTGTCGGTGTCAATCGTAGTATGCTTGTCACACTTGCACTACTTCCCTATGCTTGGGAAGGTGTTGCGTGGCTTGCTGATGCTGTTCGTTCGCTTTGGGATCTTATTTCTGGGGTAGGCGGCTAATTTTATTAGTTGCCATAACAACATAAAGGAGATAACACTATGAATATCTCAAAGATTCTAAAGTTTGGTATTGCAGGAATTGTTGCAGGATTTGCAACAACTGTTGTAACTGCCGACGAAAATGCAGAGTTACAGGCGCGGCTTGATGCCGCTGAAGCCAAGATTGCTTCACTAGTGAATGCTATGGAAGAAACCGATATGGACAAGACTCGAACCGCAGAAATGCAAGAACTGGTTCGTGATGTCCTCCGTGATGCTGACTCTCGATCATCGTTCCTTGGTGATTCAAAGTCACCAGTTAGCGTAAATGTTCACGGTTTCGTCCAAACCCGTTGGTCAATCAACGACACCAAGACTGTTGGCGTTGATGAAACTCACGGTTTCAGTGTTCCACGAACCCGTCTAATCGTTTCCGGTGATATTTACAACTGGGATTATATGGTTAGCGGTCAATGGGATGACGGTGGTGCGTTCAATCTCAAGGACGCATATATGGGCGTTGGTGGTTTCCGATTTGGTCAATTCAAAGCACCATTTATGTCGGAAGTCCTAGGCGCACAGACGGATACTCTCGCAGCAGAGCGTTCCGTCATTTCAAATCAGTTTGGTCAAGGTAGAAGTCAGGGTATGCAATACACCGCATATCTTGGGCGTGCTGCTCTTAGTGGTGCATATACTGATGGATTCAACACCGATAATGGTGCTGGTGTCCAGAATGGTTATGCCCTTACAGGGCGAGTTGACTTTGCTGTTGCCCAGTATTGGGATGTTGGTGCTGCTGTTTCGCACAACAACCTTGACACTTGGGATTATAACACTTGGACAGTAGATACCACATTTGGTGCTGGTGGATTTGATATCACTGGTTCCTATGTCGCCACTATGGATGATACCAATGGTGATGATTGGGGTACTGTTTGGAGTGTTGCATACACATCAGGTAAGTGGCAACCGTTTGTTCGTTATGAGTTGGGACATCTTGAAGGTGTTACTGACGATTTGAGCATTGCTACTTTTGGTGTGAACTACTCATTCAATGATCATGTAAAGTGGACAACCGATTATGGTTATTCCTTCAATGACATTGATGGTGGTTGGAATCTAGGAAATAGTGGTTGGAATACAACCGCCAGCGATGGGGAATATCTTCTTCGCACCCAGATTCAGGTTACATTCTAAAATATGAGGTTTTATGATCGCTGAACCTTCTCAATTCAACAATCAGCGATAATTTGCAACCCCTTGGAGAAATCCTTGGGGTTGTTTTTTTATACATACAGTATAGGAGATTTATCAATGAGCGTAAAATCATTTAGAAATTTTATAAAATCAACTGAAAACGAATCCGTTGAATTGGATGAGATGGAAAATGCCCAGTATGAAATCCGTGATATAATGAAAAAACTTGGTATTCGGGGTACGATTGGTTCAGGTAGAACGGTTAAGGTTGGTAACTCACGAGATGCCAAGAAACTAAAAGCGGCACTGAAAAAACATAAACCCGGACGAGGAGCAG